TATTCTGGCGGAGTTGAAGGTGAATCGGTTCTCAATTGTATTATTCCTGAAACGACTCAACCCTTGTCCGAAGATGATATGAAAAATAATGCAAAATGTTTTTATGGGTATATGAACGTAAAATACGGATGGACATTAAACGCAGTTTGTGGAATGCTCGGAAACATTCAATCTGAATCCACCATCAACCCTAACCGCTGGCAGGGAGATACAGAATATGCGGAACCAGTATCGTCCATGGGTTTTGGACTTGTTCAGTGGACACCATGGACAAACATTGTGAACTGGCTCAAAGAGAAAAACTATTGGGGAACTGTATCGACATATGGGAATGCTGAATGTGACAAGATTCAGGAAGAATATGAGACGGGAGGTCAATGGATAGAAACAACAGCATATCCGATGACTTTTGAACAATTTAAAAATTCAACTCAAACACCATCGTATTTAGCAATGGTTTTCCTCATGAATTATGAACGGCCGTATGACCCTGACCAGCCTATAAGAGGTACGCAGGCTCAAGCTTGGTATGAATATTTAAAAGACTGGGAACCAGTTATTCCCGGAACTGCGGAGAAGACAAAAAAGAAAAAGCGCAAACATATGCCAATATGGATGATGATAAATCCATGGATTTAAACTTTTTAATTTTAAAGCATTGTATTTTTAAGACATAAATATTATAATTAAAAGAGAAATATAAGAGGTAAAAAGAAATGGCTATTTTAAAAAAAGATGACTTGTTCACAAAAATCCATTCAGTGCTAGGCCACCTTGAAACAGATGAATCTGTTGAATTTCTGGAAGATATGACAGACACATTCAACGACTTGGAAGCTCGTGCAAATGGAGATGGTGAAGACTGGAAAGCTAAATACAAAGAAAATGACGAGGCATGGCGCAAAAGATACAGTGACAGATTTCTTAGAAATCCCACTATCAATAATGCCTCAAATTATGGCAATGATGACCAAGACGAAGACAATTCTGAATCTATTATGATTTCAGATTTGTTCAGTCAAGGACATACAAGGTAAAAAACAAAGGAGTGAATAAAAATGCCGACAACCCCTACTTCTCAGACGTTGAACGGAACGAGCGTAGATATTCTCAATGCTATTCGAAATTCTTCCAGTAACGGATACCGAGCTTATGTTCCGAAAGCAACAGAAACTAATGTACGTGAAATTGGTACAATTCTTCAAGGAAACCCGACATTTCAAAATGAATTCTTGAGTGCGCTGGTGAACCGTATTGGTCGTGTAATTATCACTTCCAAATTGTACGATAACCCTTGGTCAATGTTTAAAAAAGGCATGCTGGAATATGGCGAAACAATTGAGGACATCTTTGTTGCTATCGCAAAACCGTTTGAATTTGATGTAGATACTGCTGAAAAAGAAGTATTTAAGCGGGAAAAACCTGATGTGAAATCTGTATTCCATATTCTTAACTACCAGAAGTTCTATAAAGTTACAGTACAAGAAGAACAGTTGCGGCAAGCATTCTTGTCTCTTGATGGCGTAACTGATTTGATTGGACGAATCGTTGATACACTCTATACTGGTGCAAACTATGACGAATTCCTGACAATGAAATATCTCATTGCTCGCAATATCCTGAATGGAAATCTCTATCCGGTATCTGTTCCGGAAGTGTCCAAAGAAAACGCAAAAGATATTACAATTGCTATCAAAGGTGTTTCCAATGACTACACGTTCATGAAAGACAAGTACAATGCCATGGGCGTCCCCAACTATTCCAAGAAAGAAAATCAATATGTAATTGTGAACACCAAATTTGACGCAATTATGGACGTTGAAGTTCTGGCGAGTGCATTCAACATGGACAAGGCAGAATTTATGGGACATCGTGTTCTTGTAGATTCCTTTGGTGCACTCGATACCAAGCGGTTGAATTTGCTGTTTGCAAATGACCCTGATTATGTTGAATTGACGGACGAAGAATTGAAAGCGCTGGACGCTATTCCGGCTGTACTCGTAGATGAAAACTGGTTCATGATTTTTGATAACATGAATAAGTTCACAGAATTGTACAATGGTCAAGGTCTCTACTGGAACTACTGGTATCATCAATGGAAGACGTTCTCTACAAGTCCGTATCATAACGCTTCTGTATTTGTTCCTGGAACGCCTGTTGTGAAATCTGTTTCTATCACGCCTACTTCCGTAACCGCTGACGCAGGAGCAGTCGTATATTTGACCGCAAAAGTTGAAACAGATAATTTCGCAAGTCAAGCCGTAGAATGGAGCGTTGACACAGATAAAGCTACTGTTGATTTTGATGGTAAAGTACATATCAACCCTGATTACACAGGAACTATCACAGTTACGGCAACTTCTAAGGCTGATTCTTCCAAGACAGCAAGTGCAACTATTACAGTTGGTTCTTCTGAATGATAAAATAGGCGGATATACCGCCTATTTTATTTTATAGAAAGTAGAAAGGAAAAGTATGAGTTATATTGAGCCAAATACAACAATAAGACTTTTGCATAATGTGCCACTTGATACAACTTATGCAAATACAGTATTTTTCAATAATACAACAGAACAATATAATTATTTTACAAAACTAACAAAACACTATCTTCCTCGTCAATCTTATCAAAGAGTGAACAAAGGCAGTATGCGGGTTGAAGTGAGCGCAGATAATGCATACGATTGCAACTATCTGATGTTCCAAAACAGCAATCATGGAAATCGGTGGTTTTATGCCTTTATTACTTCCGTTGAATATGTAAATGAAAAGACATGTGAAATCAAATTTGAACTCGATGTCATGCAAACATGGTTTTTTGACTTTACACTGGAAAAATGTTTCGTTGAAAGAGAGCATACTGCTACTGATGAATACTTTGAATGGATAGCAGATGAAGGACTTGAAACTGGTGACTATTTATACGGGGATGAAGTTGTATCAAACAATTTTAACAAATTTGTTCCGGCAGTAATGACAACATTAACAGTTAGCAGTGATGGAACACCAGCAAAGATTGAAGAAGGTGATACAAATTCAGGTGGAATAATCAATGAATCTTACCAAGGCGCTGATATTATAGTTTTTACAAATTTATCAACGTATCAAAATTTTTTTACCAGAGTATCTGAAAAAGGACTTGAAGATGGTATTGTAACAACTTATATGGTGCCTCGTTCATACATTGACCGAGATGAATCATTGGATGCTGAAACAAATTTATATGTTCTTAGAACTAGTGATAATACAGGGCATATTGTAAGCGGAAAAAAATATATAGGTGATTTTGGTGGATACATCCCTAAAAATAAAAAATTATATTGCTATCCTTATAACTATTTACTTGTTGATACAGGAGATGGAAAATCAAAAATTTATAGATATGAATTTTTTGGAAATGGACAAACAAATGATTTAACAGGCTTCTCGTTTGCTGAATATTGCACTATTACACCATATCCAGTTGCTATGTCAGTACCTTATCATTACGGTTATGGGCTATTCAAAGAAGAAAATGCTGTCAATAACTATACAGAATCAATTTCAATGGGCGGATTTCCAACTTGCGGATATGCAATAGATACATACAAAGCGTGGTTAGCTCAAACCGCTGGAACACGCTCAGCACAAATTGGACAAAATATCGCAAACTATGCATTAAGTGCTGGTTCACTAGCCGCCGGAGTTGTGATGGAAAATCCATCCCTTATAAGTGGTGGCGTAACTGGACTTGTCAATTCAGCTCTACAAACAGGAAATATACTTGCCCAAAAGCATGACAAATCTATTCTTCCACAAACCGCAAACCAAGGAAGCAGTGATGTACTCTCTATGTTGCATAGGAAAACATTCATTTATAAGAACAGGCATATCACGTATGAATATGCAAAAATGATTGATGATTATTTTACAATGTATGGATATGCAGTAAAACAACTAAAAGTGCCTAATATCCATGTGCGGCCTCATTGGACATATTGCCGAACTGTTGGGTGCAATATCCGTGGTTCAATTCCGGCAGATGACGCTCATAAAATTTGTGCTATATTTGATAATGGCGTTACTCATTGGGTGAGCGGAGATGAAATAGGAAATTACAGCTTGGACAATAGTCCTGCTTAGAAAGGGAAATATGAGCAGAAGACGAAACACAAAATCAGGAAAACCTCAACGAACATTAACAAAAGATGCAATGTTTAAAAATGCACAGTCATGGATGCAATATCATGACAAATTGTGCGAACTGGCCATCAGCATGTTTGAATGGAAAAATCTTCCTGATACAATTGACCCGAGATTTCTAGAAATGCAGTTGTTTCTTCAAGGGCAAATATTGTTCTTTAAAGATGAAGTTATGGGATACCTTGCACTTCCATTCGCAGGAGGCGGAGGATTTAACATATATAATATCCCAACTGTACGACAAGTAACCGCACCAAATGGATATAACAACAGATTTACAATCGATGACAGCGTAATTATTTACAACAATCTTCTCAAGAAAAATTCCACATTGGATATGGAAATATTCAGCAGAAGACTTGCAGAATTTGACCAAATTATTGATGTAAACTGTAAAGCACAGAAAACTCCCGTATTGATTCTTTGCGATGAACAGCAACGATTGACCATGCAGAACTTGTACATGCAGTACGATGGAAACCAGCCATTTATTTTTGGCGATAAGTCGTTGAATCCTAATCAAATTAAATCAATCAATACTGGTGCGCCATATATCGCTGATAAAATGAGCCAAATGAAAGTACAAGTATGGAACGAAGCATTAACATATCTTGGTATCTCAAATATCAACGTACAGAAAAAAGAAAGATTGATTACTGATGAAGTAACCAGAAACCAAGGTGGTACAATTGCCAGCCGTTATTCCAGACTGGAAGCAAGGCGCAACGCTTGCAACGAAATTAACCGCATGTTTCCTGAGCTGGATGTATGGTGTGATTTCCGTGAAGACTTCCAGTCCATTGAGAATGAAGAAGATACCATTGAAGGCGAACCCGACAGCGATGGAAATGGCGGTACAGTAGATGGTACAAGTACTGAATCAGAAATAACAGGTAGATAGTATGAGTAAATATACAACAGAAGTAAGATATATTTGTGAAAGATTGTACGGGCTTGATGAAAGTACAGGATATGCGTCTGTTGACGCTATCCTTGCTCAAACCGCTCCTAAAATATTTGACTTTGATTTTCCAATTTTTGATGAAGATTATAGATTAACTCTGGAAATTAAAATATTGAAACATTATTATACAAGAGAAATAGGAGCTGAAACTGTTGGACTTTGGAAGTTGTTTTTGAACCGAAAAATGAATGAAATCATGCCATATTACAATACATTGTATGAATTGATGAAAGAAAAACGATTGTATATGTTCAATGATGTCGATATTTCTACAAAATCTGACAGCAAACAAAATGGAACGTCAGACTCAAATGGCGAAACCACAACGAAAACACAAGATACTACCAAAAGTACGAATACAGCAACAAGCAAAGACACATCAGAATCACAAAGTACGGATTATAGTTTGTATTCTGATACGCCACAAGGCGGATTGAATGGCGTTAATTCAGAGTCATATCTTACAACAGCAACGAAAGATACATCTTCAAATAACAGTACATCAAATGGAAGCAGTTCTGGAAATTCAACGTCATCTTCTGATGGGACTGTTAATGGAACTACAAAAGATAAGACAGTATCCATGAATACAACTGATTATCTAGAGTCTAAAATTGGTAAATCTGGTGGCATGACATACTATAAACAATTTAAAGAAGCACTCAATGAAATTGTAGATATTGATATGCAAATCATTAACGAATTGAATGACTTATTCTTTGGCCTATGGTAACATAGGCTTTTTTAATCGAAATACTTTATAAATGTATAGCATTATTTACAAGAACATAATATTGAAGCAACGATTTATATTATATAATGTATTTAACAGATGGGGAGATATAATTATGAACTTCAACGGATATAACCCATATATGCCACAATATATGCAACATCAATCTATGCAAAATAATCAGACTATTATTCAAGTAACAGGCAGAGAAGGTGCAAATGCCTATCAGCTTGCACCAAATAGCGCAGTTGCATTATTTGATTCTGGAAACAATATTTTCTATCTTAAAACAACTGATGGTGCAGGTTTTCCTACAATCAAAGAATTTGAATTTAAAGAGAGAAGTATTGCGCATAAAATCGAAAATGATTATGTTACTAGAAAAGAATTTGAAGAACTTACTAATCAATTGAAAGGAATGATTGAAAATGGGAAACAGCCTATTCCAGTATCTGAATAATTCAAATAACAATATGTTATCAATGTTTAATGTCATTAAATCTATGGCAAATGGAAATCCACAAATGCTTGCACAAAATATGATGAATCAAAATCCACAATTCAGACAATTTGTGCAAAGCAATCAAGGGAAAACAATTCAACAAATTGCTAGGGAAAATAACATTGATTTTAATGCTTTAAACTCAATTCTCGGTAATAAGTAAGTGCACGTGCTTATTATATAATACGAAAGGAAAATTTTATGGAAACAGCAGGACTTACACTTGGTGATGCAATGGCACTCACTGGCGAACGTGGCGGAGACGGATTTGGAAGTGGTAGCGGCAGTTGGCTTGCAATGATTTTCTTGTTTGCACTGATTTTCGGATTTGG